GTTTTGATTATGTCGTGCGCGCCTCGCACAAAAGGGGCTTTCGGAACCGAAATGAACCCCAAAGTAAACCTTTAGCTAATTTATGCTATACTGTGGCCATGGGAACACGAGAACTAATAACTAAAGCAGAATTTTCTAAACTAGCAGGAGTTACTCCTACAGCTATAGCTAAAGCGTGTAAGCCCGGCAGGGGTCTACATAAGGCAACAGTAGGCGACGGTCGTAAAATGAGAATAGACCCGAACCACCCGGCGGCTACAGCATATCTGGATGACCGTACACAAAAAGGACCTAAAGTCATGGTCTCAGTAAACGGTGGAGGGGAGCTTCCGTACGACGAGTATATGGAACAGCTCGAGTCTGGCCCAAAACTTAGTGGAGCGTCTGGAGCTAAAGAGTCACGTAAGGCGCTAAGCCTCTACAACATAGACCCGGCGGATGTACCCGACAATATGCAGGACTTTGCAGATATGACTATACGAGAGGTTGTTACTAAGTTCGGTACTGACTATAGGATGGTCGACTACCTACGTGCGTTAAAAGAGATAGAGACTATCGACGAGCGTAGGATAAAGAGTGCTAAAATGAGAGGTGAGCTAGTCCACAGGGACTTAGTCTCTAAAGGGGTCCTAGAGCCTATTGACTCGGCACATAGGAAAATGTTAACGGATGGAGCTAAAACCATAGCCCGTCGTAGTGTGGCTATGGTTGGAGCAGGTAAAGACGCGGACGACCTGGAGAAATTTATAGCCGAGCAGATATCCTCATTTATAAAACCCGCTAAAGCTAAAATAAAAAGGGCCTTAGAAAATGTCGACGATTAAAACTATAGGCCAGGAATGGCTAATGGACCAGGTAGGCGCTCTAACAGAAGTAATACACAAAGTTACACCCGCAAAGTTTAACGAGGAGCATAGGTACCTCCCGGAGTCCGTTACGTCTATGCCAGGATATATCCGCTACGATGTTAACCCGTTTATGCGCGAAATTATAAACTGCTTCGACGCAGACTCTAACGTAAGGGAAGTAAATCTTAAAAAAGGCGTACAGATTACTTACACGACACTACTGGAGTCGGGTCTTTTATACTATATGGCGCACGTTAAGACGCTCCCGTGCATGTATATGACCGCGGATAAAGAGCTGGCAGCGGCCAGAATAGAGAATAATATTATACCTATGATTAATCAGTCCGGTTTCGGGGACATAATTCAGTCGAGCGACGAGGGTAATAGTCGTAAAACGGGTAAGACTTCCAACCACATTCAATGGGCCGGCGGTGGATACCTAGTACCTTTCGGGGCTAAGAACGCGGATAAAATGAGGTCTTACTCTATAGCAGTACTTCTTAAGGACGAGATAGACGCCTGGCCCGATACTGTGGGTAAAGACGGGGACCCCGACACGCTGTCAGATGATAGGTGTTCGGGTTACTGGGAACGTCGTAAGATTTTTAGAGGTTCTACGCCGCTTATTACAGGCTCGTCTAAAATACAAAAAGCATTTTTAAGAGGAGACCAGCGAAAATATAAAGTCCGTTGTAAAAAGTGTAATGCGCCCCAGGAGTTGAGGTGGTCGTATGGCGAAAATGAAAAAGGCGGCTTTTACTGGGAGACGGACGGCGGTATTCTACTGCCCGAGTCCGTACAGTACCGCTGTAAAGAGTGCGGAGAACCACATTTCGAGCACGATAAAGAGCGGCTATTCTCGGAAGAGGACGGCGCGCACTGGGAGCCTACCGCTAGACCTGTAGAGGCTGGGATACGGTCGTATCATTTACCCGCGCTTTACTCGCCTATAGGTATGCAGCCCTGGTCTAAAAGTGTCGGCGCATATCTCGCAGGGTACGACCCAGAAGAGCGTAGGGTAAAAGATATCTCTAAGTATCAAGTGTTTTATAATAACGTCCTGGCCGAGCCGTTCGAGGTAATGGGTTCTAAAATTAGATTTACGACGGTATCACTACACCGTAGACCTGCTTATAGGCTAGGGCAGATACCGAATAAATACTCGACAGAATTTAGTGGGAGTCCGATACTGTTACTTACGTGCCAGGTCGACGTACATAAATCTTTTTTAGCGGTTTCGGTAATGGGCTGGGCGAGAGACGCTAAGCCATATGTTATTGAATATATACGTTTGGAAGACGAGGACTGCAGCGAGTCTACGAGTAAAGTCTGGGGCGAGCTGCGAGAGATTATAGAGGAGCGTAGGTACGAAGCTGACGACGGTAAGCGATATGGTGTGGTAATGACATTTATCGACGCTGGTTATGCTAACGATACAGTCGTATCTTTTTGCGCGGATTATGCCTCGGGAGTTGTACCTGTTTTAGGGCGTGACCGTCCGGGTAAATCAAATCGCGTTAAGGAGTTCTCGGAGTTTACAACGCAGACGGGGACTACGGGGTACACGATTACTGTTGACCACTATAAAGACCGCCTGGCGCCAGTGCTGCGTAGAGAATGGACGGAAGACGCGGGGATACAAAAGGCCCACCACTTTAATGCACCTATCGACCTCCCGGATAAGGCCCTAAAAGAGCTTACGGTAGAGACACGTAGGGAAAAAACCGACGCGAACGGTAACACTAGCTACTACTGGCACCGTCCAGGTAACGCCCGTAATGAGTTGTGGGATTTACTGGTCTATGGACACGCGGCTATCGAGGTTATAGCGTGGTCTATCTGTATTCAATACTTCCAATTAAAGACAGTAGACTGGGACCAATTCTGGGATTATTTAGAAAATGGGGCGATTTATTTCGAAACTTAAATAAATTTATGGTATACTTAGGGAATTTAATAAAACTTCGATAGGGAGGCCCATATGGACGCGACATTTTTAAAAGAGCGTATTACTGCTACTAAAGACCAAATAACCGCACTGGAAGACGCAGCGCTGTCCCTATCGTCTGGAGCGATAACGTCTTATACTTTGGATACCGGGCAGTCTCGCCAGGTAGTAACAAGGTCCAGCATAAATATAATTAACAAAGTGATAGACTCACTTTATAACCGTCTAGCAACACTGGAAGCTAGACTTACCGGAAACGGAACAGTAATAGGGAGGCCAGCGTGGTAGGTAAATTATGGGCTAAAATAACAGGGTCCTCGGAAGCTACTCAGCCCGGGACAACGGTCGTTAGCTTAAACCAGCTAGGGGACCAGGCAAGCTCCGGAGGTTATACGGGGGGACATGGTGCGGTATCGAGTACGTGGGACGGCGATAAGTTTTATAGTGGTTTCGGAATTACTAAAGACTACTCGATAGTCGACTATTGGAAACTTAGAAAACGCTCTAAACAACTTTTTACAGAGAACTTATACGCACGTGGTCTTATTCGTAGACTACTCACTAATGAAATTAACAAAGGCCTAGCCCTGGAAGCCACTCCAGACACTAGTATCTTAGATATAGACGAGAATACACTTTCGGACTGGTCAGAAATGACGGAACGCCGTTTTAGTGTATGGGGTAAAAACCCGGAGTTATGCGACCATAGGGGCTTACGTACATTCGGGGCGGTTCAACGCCAGGCGCGTATGCTGGCTTTAGTATCCGGGGATGTTCTAGTTATTCTACGCCAGGGAAATAGTAAGCTCCCCACTGTGGAATTAATAGACGCTGACAATGTAGAGAGTCCGATAACTGCGGATAAATTTTTCCGACAGGCTAAAGCTCGCGGGAACAAAATTAAGCACGGAGTCGAGACGGATACAAACGGAAGACATGTCGCTTTTTATGTAAGACAAGAAAATGGAACACACATACGGGTACCAGCTAAAGGGGTGAGAACTGGCAGACGTCAGGCCTGGCTAGTATATGGTACGGAGCGAATGATAGACGACGTAAGAGGTCAGTCTTTACTAGCTCTAGTAATTCAGTCGTTAAAAGAAGTAGACCGTTACCGTGACGCAGAACAACGGGCCGCGGTAATTAATAGTATGATAGCTATGTGGGTTAAAAAGTCCGAGGATAAAATGGGGACTTTACCGGTTACCGGTGGAGCCATAAGAAAAGATATTCACACTACTCAGGACGATAGCCAAGGTCGTAAAGATGTACAGTTCTCTACTAATATGCCGGGTATGATTATGCAGGAGTTACAAACTGGCGAGGAGCCGGTAAGCTATGACACCCGACGTCCTAATGTAAATTTTGGAACGTTCGAGGCTGCAATTATTAACGCTATTGCGTGGGCTAACGAAGTACCTCCGGAAGTGCTGACCCTAGCTTTTCAGAATAACTATTCGGCGAGCCGAGGAGCAGTAAATGAGTTTAAAATGTATCTGGAGCGTATACGTAACGGGTTCGGGGAAGAGTTTAACGACCCTATTTACCAGGAGTTTTTAATATCAGAGACGCTTATCGGCGCTATAGATATGCCAGGCTTTTTGGACGCTAGACGTAACCCTAGCTTATGGTATTTATATGGAGCGTGGGTCTCTGCGGATTGGTCGGGGGCTATTAAGCCGAACGTCGACCTATTAAAAGAAGCTAAAGCCTATAAGCTACTGTGCGACGAGGGGTGGATAACTCGAGAGCGTGCGACTAGAGAGCTTACGGGTATGAAGTTTAGCAAATCGGTACAGCAGCTAGTACGTGAGAACGAACAGTTAGCGGCGGCGGTACAGCCATTAATCGACGCGGGTATCATTAAAGATGAGAACCCAGAAGAGACGCTAATAGAAGCGATAAATAATCTAAAAGAGGAGTAAAAAAATGAATATCAATAAGGCCCCACTAACAACAGCGCAAAAAGTAGGCGCCCAAATCGCCAGAGGCGAACTCGGAGGAGTAGAGCCAGCTTCGGCGTTTGGAAAACTAACAGTCACGGAGGGGGTAACTAAACGTATAGTGTGGCCTAACGGGGACTTTACTTTTCCAGACCAAACTACGGGCGAGACTGTTAGTTTTGTAAGTACCTCGGACGAAGACGGGGCGGGTACCCAAACAGGGATAAATACTCTCGAGGTGCGGCACCTTGATATCAACCTACAACCCCAAACCACGGAGGTAATTTTAAATGGGACCACGGAGGTAGCTTCCCAGATAACGGGGGTACGGTTTATCCAAAGTGTGGGGCTTATAGACGCAGGTTCTACCCTTGCGGCAGTGGGGGAGATAAAAGCGTACAGAGCGGGAGACGCAGCCGCCATATTTTCAGTTATAAATCCTACCGAAGAGATAGCTAAATCTTCGTTAAGAATGGTACCAAAAGGGAAACAGCTTTTAGTCGATACTGTTTTAGTTAGTTCGATTAGTGGTACGGCAGCCGCTAAAGCGCTAATGCAATTCGTGGGAACTGAATTTGCAGACCGACAGTATTTAGACCCTTTTATTTTAATCCCGCAGGGGGAAATAGGGCTACAGGACAACAGCGTAACGCTTCCTCTACCCGTGCCTAGGCTTTTTAAAGAGGGCACAGTAGTGGGGTTAACGGTAACAGTAGATAAAGGCGCTACTATTTCGGTAGAGTGGTTTGGGTGGCTAGAAGACGCCCCAGTAGAGTAGGAGTATGATATGAAAACAATTAATTTACACGGCGTAGTAGGCTGGGACATAAACGCTAAAGAGTTCGGCGAAGAGTTAGACAACACTAAGGGGGAAATCCTCTTGGACCTTAACTCTGGAGGCGGATATATTACGGACGGGGTCTCTATATTTAATAAAATAAGAGCGTACGATAAAGGTAAGATTACGGCGAGAGTATCTTACGCGGCGTCTATGATGACTCAAATCGCACTAGCAGCCGACGAGGTCCAGGTATATGATAACTCTATATTTATGATACATAACGCACAGGGTGGCGCATATGGGGATTATAGAGAACTGGATAAGCGTAGTAAAGTGCTTAAGTCTATGACTAATATGTTAGCAAAAACATACGAAAAAAAGTCAGGTAAAGCAGCGAACGAAGTTTTAGAAATGATGAACGACGAGACTTACCTCTTCGGTCAGGAAATATTAGACCAAGGTTTCGCGGATAATATTCTGGACTCAGAAAGTGACGAAAATAAAACAAAAGACGAGGCGATAGCGTACGCCAGCCTACAATTAGAGGCAGCGAATAAGGCCCTAAAAGAGGAAAATGTGTCTATCGAGGCGCTATCTGCGTGTATAGGAGGCTGTAATTTAGAAAATTTAGGCTATAATAGTGCACCAGAGGCACCAACCCGAGACCGAGGTGGGGACAGTGGTCCCTCTACAAATTCAAATAAAGGAGATGAAATTATGAAAATTTCTGAATTACAGGCACAGCACCCAGAGCTATTCGCGCAAGTGGTAGGGCTAGGTGTTAATCAAGAGCGCGAGCGCGTATCTGCACATTTAACAATGGGCGAAGCGTCAGGCGATATGGAAATGGCTACGAAGTGTATTAACGACGGGTCGGAAATGTCGGCAACTGTTAACGCTAAGTATATGGCTGCGCATATGAAGAGAGCAGAGTCAAACGACCGTAATAGTGAGAACGTTCCAGACGTAAACACGCCAAACGGAGAAGCGGGAGACGGAGATAAGGCTATGGCTGACGCAGTAGCTAAACTTTTAGGAGTAGAAAATGAGTAATTTAACGGCTACTAATATAGATAACGGTTCGGTATTTATCGACTGTGGGGAATTTGAAGACGGACTATTAACGTTCGCTGGGGCTGGTACAGTTGTAGAGGGGACTATCTTAGCGGTAGACTCAGTATCTCTTAAGTACGTACCTTTTGTAAAAGGTGGGTCTACTAACGAAAATGGTATCCCTAAAGCGGTTCTTACGTATGACGTTGTCGCTGCTGGAGCAGGGGACGAGGCTATTCGTGCAGGTATCGAGGGTTACGTTCGTATCGATAAGTTAGTTATTGCAGCAGATGGAGACAGTTCTAATGTGGATAAAGCAGTACAGGACCAGTTACGCGATTACGGTATCACACCAAGAACAGTGTCAGAGCTAAATAGCTTTGATAATCAATAAACAGGAGTAACAAATGAGTGATAATACTACTAAAGTAATGCTAAGAGGATACCAGTCAAGACGTAGGCCTACTATGTTCCTTACAGGTATGTTCCAAGCGCCAGAGGAAAACTTTCACAGCTCGGAAGAGGTGGAAATCGATATTATGCGTAGCGAAGAGGATATCTCTATCGCAATTACTGACTTAAGTACAGGTGCAAGATTAAACAGTGAAGACGATTTTACTAACAAATCTTTTAAACCGCCTATCCATAAGGAAAAAGGGGCTATCCCAGCGCATAAGTTAATTAAGCGTGAGTTCGGAGAAAACCCATTCCAGAGTCCAGACTTCCAGGCGAACGCTATCGCTAGAGGTACTAGGTTAGTTACTAAAATGGGAGATAAAATCCTTAGAGCTATGGAGCAGCAGTC